TTGTAGACCGTCCAGAGAGGTACACCTGTCCATATGCAGAAGCATCTGTCTGATATAACCTGCATACTACCGTTGTACTCAGACAGCCAAGCTAATGAGCCTGAAGTCAGAGAGTTTGGGAAATTGTAGTTGCTCATGATTTGAATAGGAATGACTGGGCCCAGGGAGCCTTGACCGTGGCAACATAAGGAACTCCGTAGTTCGATCCTGCTCCCTGTTTGGCGACTCGGAACTCTAACTGCTTGGGGTGAAAGTCGCTCGCTAGTAAAGGATCATCTTTACTTCCCACTGCGGCCAGGTCGGAATCAGATATTACCATAGTCGGCCAAGGATCTCCAGCACTTACGGTTACTTCATAGGTACTGGCCGAGGTGAGGGTCAGGTCAGGGCTCGTATATCCGTCAGCGTAGAACTTCGCGAAAACTCTGTAGGTGCCCTGTGACCCCACCTGATTAGTGGAGATGTCATCCTCATCGTCATCGTCGAGGAAAGTGCCCCACTCTGAGGCCCCTCCAGTACCGAGAGCTATGGATTGATCTCCAATCCCTCCGTACTCGCCCATGGGCAAGAACTGGACTAGCCAATCTTTCTCGGAGTACAGCGCCTCTGTAGTCCCTGCGTATAGGAGTACCTCACCGAGGGACACCTTGCTCAAGGTCAGAGACCCGGAAGGTGCGTTGAAGAAAGTGTTCAGTACTAGGTCATTACCCGTGGTCCTTGTGCTAGACATGAACACTCTAAAGACTCCGTTACCTAGGTCGTAGGCAGATGCAGTACCTAGTACTCCTGAAACTACTCCTGTGTCCCAGTCAATGTTGAGGGATGCGTCTGTGGCTCCCGTGCCTGAGAGTTTGGCACTGAAAGTTGTCGTGTCCCCTTGCTCTCTCGAAACTAGGAAACATACGGAATACGTCTGGTTGGTCAGGCCAGCGGAGACTGTTGCTGTAGCAGTCTTTGCGAATGGCGTGAATCCCGTGAATAATAGAGTAGTCACGGCTAGGTTTCCTCTAGCGTACCCTAGACCCGCATCGTTGGGTGTCCAAGTTCCCCCAAACATAGACCAACTACTGAGATCGAATGCGTCGGGGAGTAGGTTAGTCACCCCGTCCAAGTTTGCACGGAACCATAGTCCCTTGCCAGCAGGAATGTCACCGACTCGAACCGCAGTACACGACACCATAGGAGGGATCTTGGCATCGAGATACTCAGTCCCTGAGAAGAATTGAGAGTTGAGAGCATCGAAAGTGATGCTGAGACCCTCGGTCTCTGGCTGGATGAACCCAGAACCTTCTTCTTCTCCGACGGCATCAGGCACCGTGACCGATTGCGTGAACATGCGCACTCGGTGACTACCCTCAGAGATAGCCGCATCCCCCTTAGCTTTTGCAAGGGAACGATTCGGAAACATATCGTAGGGTAGCGAACCGTCTTTATCGACCTCGGACAGGTCGGCAATCCACACTCCGGTGCCGATGGGCCATTCTGGAGCCCTCTCCTTGTTAGCCCTACGAGCTAGATTCTCTACGCGGTAGAAAGAGCCAGACATGTGCTCCAGGGTCCGGAATCGGATGATTTCCGTCACATTCTCAGAAGACTCCGAGAACGGGTCTAAGAAAGGGCGACCGGAGATAATCATCACGGTGTTGTCGGTCTCCCAGTTGTTGTCAGTTTTCGTGGCCAAAAGACTGGAAAGGTCTTGCCCTTCGTAACCTACAAGATCAAGGATCAGGTAGTTGCCGTCCAAGGCTGTCGAGTAGTTATCCTCACCCAGAGGGGAGGCAGTTATGAACTGAACTCCCCAGTTAGTGTAGTTCTGAGCGCCCTTGGCGACAGACGGTACAGGGACACCTAAGTAAGGGTTCAGTGGACCCTCCGCAGAGAAGTCCCTGTGAGACACTTGCTGGGCATTTCCCTGACTGACGTATATGTGCGTCTTCTTGTCGTTGGTCCCGGTTGCCGACGCATCGTCGTAGGACAGGTTGTGGTTCCAGAAGTCAGGGTGCGCAAAGATTCCTAAAGGATCAGCGGGATCGTCCGGGATCGCGGGCTCCTTGCCTTGATCTGGTACTTGAACATCTAAGGTAAGGAGGTTTTTGTCGTAGAGGGATGCGTAGTCTAGTACGCACTCCACAGAGACCTCGTTGACTCCAATTTTTGGGAACTCCACAGAAGCCACTCGGAGATACACACCGTCCAGCCCTGAATCGCTGTGCCATACTTTCACGCCATCGCCTTTGCGCATGTTGGCATAAGATGCTGGCAGAGACATTCGCACAGTCATGCCAGGACGAGACTTCTCGTTACTTAGCTGCAATAGTCTCTTAGATACGGAGTTTACGTCCGTGAACATGTTGAAAGCCCAACTCTTCTCGCGAGAGAACCCTAACATGTTCTCGGCAGCGTTGTTCCTCACCACAACCGATGCGCTGGAGAAGTCAGAATCAGCTTTCTTGTAAGTGCCCGTAAAGGAGGAGAATGTAGTTGACCATAGCTGATTGCTGACCTGTATTGATATAGGGTCTCCGGCATAAACTTCGTACAAAACTGGGAACCCTGGAATGTACGAACCTCCGGTGTCCGGTGCTCCGCTCTTCAGCCAGCTTGAGTAGTCTTCTTGCGAGTATGTGCCGTAATCTGTGAGGGACCGGATCGCTAAAAGTTCGAGTCTCCCATGTACGTCCTCACGAAGGATGGTTCCTAGATGAAAGTTCATCTTCTCAATCAGAGACTTTGCAGATTGCTCACGGATGCTGGCGTTGATCTTGAATTTATCGTCTGCCATGGCAACTTGGAAAGAGCCCACCCCGCCCTTGGCAGTACGAGTAAATGTTTTATCGTTGATGGCTGTTTCCAGATCCAAGCCCATGCCCCAGAGTTGGTTGGTCAATATCTCTAAGAACAAAGCTCCGGGCTCGCTCGGGTAAATACCCGATACTTCGTACATCACATTAGGAGCAGTCGAGACGTTCTTGCCCAGATACCACACAGGCGAGGACAACGTAAGCATGTTTTTCAGAGGGGAGATCTTATCGCTCCAGTACCCTGAGAAGTTCTCCTTAGAAGTCTTGAACTCGTGCTTTGAGCCTTTAGGCATGTACGTGTTCGGGGCCCATTCGGGATCCTCTAATGTAGCATACGTGTCCACAGGTCTGCCCCCCCAAGAAATCTGAGGGTAAGACTTAGTCAGTAGTTCGCCAGTGAACTGGGTGCTAAGATTCTCCGTATAATTACCAGATCCGACAGTCTTTAGGTAAGCTTCAATAACTCCGAAAATTACTGCGTCGAAATCCTCCGGGAGGAATTCTGGGGAGAATTCTGTTTCATTGGTAGCGTTGATAGCTTTCACTACCTGATTATTCAGACTATCAAACTTTTTACCGGACAAGAAATAACTGAACTGTTCGTGAGGCTCGCCATCGTCAGGACTTACACGTACAGATAGAGACTGTGCGTATTCATCTTTCGTGTCGGTATAAAGATCATCGAAGTTATTTGACTTGTAGCCCGTGCCTCGCCAGAGGCTTCCGTGTGGGTCATCCACAGGGTACACCTCGCACATGCAAACAATAACCTGCATAGGGCCCCAGAAATACTTAGTTCCATCGTCGTAGGATTTTTTCTTTATCCTAGTCTTGTCAAAGTATGAGATGATACCTCTTGTCCTGTGATGGCCAAAAATCAGCGGCACCGGAGTTCCCTCAGCTACGTCAGGACTTGTATACTCCTCCTCCTCTTCCTCGAACTCAGGAGGGTAAAGTAGGTTCCCCACCGTGTAGCCGATAGACGCAGCGGCGGCAAGAGTAGGGAGAGTAACTGCCGCCGAGCCGGGGATCAAAATCGCAAGAGTGACCGCGATGATCATTCCCCAGATGCCTCCGCCCTTTTTTCCGCCTAGACCCATGACTTATCCTGTATCATTGTTGAAGATTCTCGTCGTTGCGGGATTTATAGTAGGGAGTTCCGGCATCCCCTGAAAGTTTTCAAAGTTTGAAAATCTGGACTTGCAAGTAGACTCGCGCCAGTCGCATCCCCAAGAAAGGGAAACTACGGACCCTGCGAGCAGTCCTTTGATCGGATTGTGCAACTCGATGGTGGCAGCGGAGCCATTCCACGTATGCGCCGAGATAAAACTCTGGTACTTGGGGTTCGCATTCAACCAGACTCTTCCCATGGAAAAACGACCTGGTGACCCCTCTACGTCAGGATCGTCTTGACCGCTACCGAGGGTCGAGGGCAGAGTCAAGGACTTTCCGCCGTCAGATATAGATGTTACCAAAAAGGTATAAGTAAAGGCATCTTCGGAAAGGTCGCACTTACCGTTCACTCCTCCTGTTTCGTACAGAGAGTGTCCGCATTGACGAGTAGCCCGAACTCTAGGTATTTTCTTGAGGCTGAGTAAATACCTATAATCTTCTACGGTCACTGTGGCGAACGAGTCCGATATAGACAAGTCGGTCATATCTCCCTGGAACCAGTACCTACGGAAGTCTCCGGGGGAGTTCAGGGGGTCGCCAAAGCCTCTGATGATCTTGACTTCAACTATGCCCTCGCCACCCACTAAGACCTGATTCTTGACCCCCGATGTGAGGGGCATGGTGACCTTCATAGATGTCGGACTCTCTCCAGCCTTGCCGATAGTTCTGTCCCTCGTGATCGGAAGAGGCAAGTATATCTTATCGTAAGATCCGGGATTCAGATCGTGCCCTGCGGGTATCCGGACTTGCCTACTCTGGGTCGTATAGTACTCCTCGGTAGGGAAATAGAACTCGTAAAGTTCCGTCTCCCCAACTAGAGTAGTACCGGTCTGTATACTTTCAAAACTCAAGCCAGTGCGCCTTCAAAAAGGAGTTCGGTGAAGGCGGCAGATATGTCAACCATCGAGTTGTCCGCGTTCCATTGGATATCCAGTTCGCCAGAGTTGAATCTAGCATACCTCACCAGAGAGATCAACACAATATCGGACATGTTGATGTCGTGAGGGAGCCCTGCGCCGGAAGGATCCCAGAAGTCTATGCGAGTCTCAGTGACAGACTCGATGCCGCGAAAGTGCAAGGTCCTGTCCCTTTCCATGACCATTACGGCCCACTCGTTTTTAGGAATGTTAGTGGGGTCCGAGTAGGGCCCGGTCAGGGCTTTTATTGCGTCAAAGTACACATGAAAATCACAGGGAAGTATGTCTAAGTGCGTGTCTCCGGCAGAGATGCCGTTGGAGGGAGAGAAGTCACTCAGCCAAGAGGGCAGCCAGAACCCTCCCACGCCGCCGTTTACGCTCATCCAGAAGTTGACAAAAAAGAACTTCTCCTGCACAGTGAAGAATCTATACACCCAAGAGTTAGTCCACTTGGATATACCGAACTGCGTGTGCATGCTGGTCATCGCTCCGGCGGAGATGGGGACAGCGGTGGGCACAGAGACAGCGTCAACAGATGGGAAGTGGGGTACGTAGGCTAAGACATCTGCCGCCGACATTCCGTGGAAAGTGTTGGTCATCTTATGCTCCTCCAGTTGATAGTGTAGAGGGTTTGCGTGTCTGTGATATGATCAATTTTGGGTGCTCCTGTCAGCATCACTTCGTCCATCCATACCAATGCCTGACGTTCGAGGGGCACCACTTTCGTGTACGGCACATCCCCGGCAATGAACAGATTGACAGGCGAACCTGAAAAATACCGCACCGGTACTACCTCGTGGTTGTTCCAGTCTTTTTCGTCTAGTCTGCACAGCCTCCAGTTACCTTGAAGGTAATAGGCGCTCGGAAGACCGAGGTAGGGGTCCGTCTGTGAGATATCGTCGAACATGGCGGGACCAAACACGGGGTATCCCCAGTTGGGCAGGTCTGCGGCGAAGACGGTCATGCCCTCCATATCGACCAAGCTCGACTTCATCACTTCGGGATAGAAAGGGATCAGGAAAGACCCTCCCTGGTTCGCAACTATCGCATGCTCGATCTCTCTCGCCTCAAACTTGTTCGAGGTCAGATATTGTACCGTGTAGTCCCTAATACTCTCGAATCTCTGCAACTGGCAGGACCTCTGCTGAGACTCTTTCGTGGTTTTAGACACTGACACGGGCTTATTGAACTTGACCTTGGGAGCAGAGGACCAGTTCGGTTCAAACATGAACACTTTAGGATCGGTCTTGGTCACTACTTGAGTGGCCCCGTAGATTAGTCGCAACCAATCCTCCTCTTGGTCTGCCCTGTCAGGCACTGTGATGCCAAAAGGTTGGATGGAGTCGATCAGCCCTCCGGCCGATGGCTCCACAGAGACTGCGTTGACGTATCCAGCCAGGTCGTAGGATAGTCTACTGTTCTTGGAGTGCCAGCTATTCAACTCAGTCTCCCGCAGCGCCTGAGCCATCAAAACGCCTGAGCCTACTTCGTGAAATGCTAGAGGGTCGGCATCTACATCCACGAAGTTCGACTGAGTAGGGGACTTGCCGGAGGATGCTCCCCAACTGCCGGTGAGCGTCATATCTGTCATGTTAGTGCCCAACAAAAAGTGGTGCTGCCACACGTACAGACCGGAAGAGTTCCGTGTTCGGGCATCTTCGTCCCCTAGCCCGATATCTAGCGCGGATGACCACTTCATGTATCCCGCAGGAACGTCCGAGAAAGACGTAGCTAAGTCTGTAGTGATGTCCCCGGAATCGCTAGGGAAGTGGTTGAAGTTAGCCGGAATCGCCGGAGTCTCGTCGTAGATGCGGAAGTCCGTTTGCCAGATGCCAAACTTCACTCCCAGGACCCTGGAGGAGTGCCTACGGTGGTCTGTCTCGCTCGGATCCGCTTGATCCGGCCAGAACGCTGGAGCCGAAAATGCTACAGAACCTGACGAAAACCCTTCAACCACGATCTTGTCAGGGTTAGCCCCCCACACTTGAGCACGTTCCCTGACCATCTGGACAGCCAGAACAGCTTCTTTAGGTGCGGAATAGCGTGTTTCATCGGCCCACCCTGATGTGCCCGGAGGGTGAAACAATCCCCTGCCGTTGCTGGTGACGTTGGGTGTTCCGGGCACAGTCTCGTATGTTCCGGTCATACCGACCGATATGACGATGTACCCTTCGTGCTCTAGGTATCTCCAATGCTGTAGCTCAGGACTGGCTAGAGGGATGTTTTCAACTGCGTTAGTATTTGCAAAACCCCCGTACCCGGTGGTCATGAATACTGGATACCCCTCGATAGGCTTTGCGTGCTTGTCGGGGTTCGGCAGGAAAACAGCCATGTACTGCTGCGTCTCCGGTGATGCAGTAGAAATGACGTAGGTTTCGAGAAAGTCGTAATCGTAGCTATCGTCTAGTTGCTTTGCCATTTATCTGAGAACTCCCAAGTTCAGGAGGTGGTTATGGATCACTCTCTCCCCGTTCTTTCCTGCAAGCAGGACAGCCAGCGATTCTTCGTCCAGAGAGTTGATAATTGTAGTTCCTCCGCTGCCTCCTCCCATGCCGCTGGCGACAGAGCCGCCTGATGCGTAGCCCCGCGCAGTAGTGGCGAAAGCCTTGCGCCTAGTTCGTGTGCGTCCAGATGCAGCCGCCAAAGTTTTCAGAGCAATCGGGTTGATCGAGCCACTGTTGATCATAGACATGACCTGATCTCCGTACATTCTCGCGCTTGAAAGTTTCGTGACCCACTCGCCAGGAGTAAGCCAAGCGGGGACCGTGTCACTGGCCGGAACCCCCGCAGGGCGACCACCTTTGGCAAAAGCTTGGGCCTTGCTGCCGTAGTGTGCCGGGGATGCTGCGTAGGACCCTCCGACTAAGCCTCCACGGTTGAAGATTCCCGACTTGGCAGCAGCTTGTCCGTTGGTTGCCGCTGCGCCGCCGCCGCCTGCATCACCGGCACCGACAGAAGCTAGTTGCAGGAAAATATCGGCAATCTGCTCCTGTAGGAAAGTCTTGATCAGAATCCCCGCTAGGTCTTGCATCAGGGCCTCCCACTTTTCTCGCAGCGTATTCTCTTTCGAGAACAGAGCATCTACTAGAGAGTCCCCTAGGACATTCACAAGTCCGTCGTTGAAGCCTTGCAGGAGGTCTTGAGTGCCCTTGGCGATGATATCTTGCTTGCTGCCAAGACTGTCCAGAAACTGCTCTTGCCCGAAAGCTACGGGTCGCTCCTGTAGGAGTTGCTGTTTGCGTAGCTCCTCTGTGATTTCCTGCTGCGACAGTACGCCCTTCTCATAAAGTTGATTGAGTTCAGCCTGAATCGTGGTAGCAGCGTCCATGAAGACGTTGGCCTCTTCCGAAGAGTCCGCCTCTGCTGACTTGTTCATCAGGAACTGTCGATCTAGCTCAAGCCTGTTTTTGGCATTTTCGTAGGTTGCCGTGTCGGAGATAAGGCGCATCTCGATTGCGGCTTGTTGCTCGCTTATCTCTCCGGCAAACATCTGCTGGCGGACCGACGCAACTTTTCGGAGTATTTGCAACTCCTCTTCAGCAGCACGGACTTTTAGAAGTCGGCGTTGCCTGTCAGTCTGAACTGCCACAGCAAGTTGAGCCAATGCCGTAGAGTCGCTAACCTCTTTTATAGTACTGAGACCTTTATTGATAGTCAGTAGTTGTTCCCCAAGAGACTTGGCGTTGGCAAGGTCTTTCTTGGTTATGAGGTCCGGGTCTTTCGACTCAATCTCATTCAACGTTTTGAGGATCTTGTCCCGCATCACGTTGCCAGCATCAAGCGCACTCTGAGTGGTTTCGTCCAGCTTTGCCGTGATCTCCGCAGCAGTAGATCGGATCCCCTCTAGACCGAACTTGGCCTTTTCGAGAGTCAGTTTTTTGTCTGCGTCTTTGTAGGCATCTGCCATAGCCTGGAAAGCGGACTCCGCTTCTTTGAATTTGGCAGTAAACGTAGTCAAGTCCTCGGTCTCTTCGGGGTCACCGGTTATGCCGATCAACTCTGAAAGTTTCAGTTTGATGGTATCTTTCACTTGATCGAGTCCTTGCTTACCTGTCAGCCTAGACTCTCCTGCCGCATCCACAAGCTCCACGGCTTTCTCTTCGATCTCCTTCTCAAGCTCTTTGAGCTTTGCCTCTAGGGAGATTTTACCTGCGTCCGTTTCCAACTGTTTGAGTTTGTCCTTAGCGTTGTCCAGGTTCTCCTGAGAAAAGAAGCCCGTGTCGAATCCGCTAGACTCTCCGTACTGTGCTACAGCCGCAACACCCGCTTCTAGTTGCTCAACCAACTCCTTCTGATTTTCTATAGCCTCTTCGGACTTGACAGACAGGAGATCCACGCCGAAGAAATCTTTGATCTTCGCTGAGGTCTTCAGGAGCTTGTTTTGGAGTTGCGCAAAGGCCAGTTGTGCGCCCAACGAGATTGACCTCCACATGGCTTTGAATCCTTCGACGAGAGCGGGACGGAACTCATCATCGAAGTAAGTAAGCACGGTGGCGAGTGCCGCCAAAATAGCTAAGAAAGGAATCACAAAGGGTGCGATTGCTGCGATTGCAGCCTTAGCAGACGATGCCATCAGCAGTAGGAAGACTTTCATCTTACCCAGAGTGGTGTTGATCACTAATAGCTCTGCTCCGATCCTGAGCCACAGGGACATAATGATAGGCAACAACGCCTTCTGTACTGCTAGAGTTGCTGTGGTTAGCAGTGCTTGGATCTTGATGAACGTCATCTTGATCAGCAGAGCGGAAGCAGTAATCAGGATAATCTGCCAAAGCTTCTTCCAAGCCGCTGTAATGGGTAGGAAGTTGTCTAGGAATCCGATGATGTTTCCGAAGAACCCGACCAGTTTGGCCACGGTGACGGCAAGCTCTGCGAAGGCAATGCCTACCTGTCCGATCAGTCCGCCGATAAAAGCAAAGCCCTCAAGTGCGTCACCTGCCGACTCTAGGTCAAACGACCGACCGAACTCTACGGCACTGTCGATCAGGCTCTGCATGATCGCGTCAACACGCTCAAAAAGTTCCACAACTGCTGGGTTCAGAGTGATGAAGTCCGCGTCTTTACCTTGACCAAAGAACTCGGAGAGTTCGTCCGCGACATCTTTGACCTTTTCGAAAGAACCCACAAGACCTTCAGCTAAAGTCTGCTTGGCGATGTCGGCCAAGTTGATTAGCTTAGTGCTCAACAGGTCGAGAGAGTCGGTAGATGCAATACCGAAACCTTCAAGCTTATCTTGGATAAACTCGAAGAACGTACCGTCTGCCTTCGCCTTGTCTACATCTGCCTTTTTGATGTCTAGGACTGCCTTAGCGATTCGCGTGGTCCTGAGAGTACCAGTACCCGTGAGCAGGGATCGGATCTCTTCCGCGAGTTGCTCTTGGGGAACACCGATTGCCGTGGCGGCTTGGGAAATCAGTACGGTTACTCTGCGGATCTCGGGCAGCGAGAGTCCTGCGGCTAGGCCGGGACCGAGAGCAGTCTGGAAAGTATCGACCAGTTGCTGGAAAGTCGCGGAAGTTCTGAGACCTTCGATACGCAGTTGACGTACCTGCTCTTTGGCCTCTGCTGTAGTTGCAGCAAAGGCTTCTTGACCTTGCAAGATCTCGCCCTGCGCGTCTCGCACATCGAGCATCGAGAACAGGAGCGACCGGATGCCTAGTTCGGCTTTCTCAATCGAGTCTGAAAACTTGAAGGCTGAAACAACTGCCTGTTGCATGCTGCCGAGGACTGCCTTGATCGCCTGGAACCCGGCATAGATCGCCAAGATCCTTGCAGAGATCACAGCGGCTCGTTTGAGGCTAGAAGCGAGCGAACCTGCTGCGCGAGCCACTCCGTTAGTGCTGCTCTTGGCTTTGCTCAAATCCCTGTCTAATCGCCGCACAGAGCGCGAGGCGGCTTTAGTCTTCTTCTCGACTAGGCCGAAGACTCTCCCGATACTACCGGACTGCCGGTTGATGGAGGCGATGCTGAGGCTAATGCTCTTTAGGTATTTAGATGCTGCCTTCAGCTTCGGCACAGACTTACCGATCTTGTCGATGTTGTTCTGTGTGGCACCTACCTTGATAGTGCCCGTGGAGTCTTTGAGAGATTTCCACGCCTTCTCTACCTGATTGATCTTGCCTAGAAATCTGTCTAGTCCGCCCAGGTTTGCGCGGGTTTCGACAATGTAGTTTAGACCTCGTTTCTCAGCCATATCTCAATCTGGGGTGTAAGGTGGGACACTCTGACTCTACCCACCGAGGCGCACGGCAAGCTAAGTTATGCCAAGTCAGAGTGTCCCGAATTTTTAGAATCCCTTGTTTAGAAGCTTCTCGATGTCGCTTCCGTCTGCGCTCCTGTCTTTAGTATCTCCGGTTAGGCTATCCATAAGGGACTGGATGGCTTTAGAGTCGCCGGAGTTTGCTGTGGACAAGAGTATGAGTTGGTTGGCAGAGTCCTGCCTCTTCACTTCCATCATCCGCTGCGCCATTTCGTTGAAGGTGCGAATATCTAGATTGAAGAGATGTTCTTCGGAAAATCCCCAACCAACCAGTTCAAGGAATAGGTTTTCAAAGAGTTCCCAGGGGTCTACTCGTTGCTTACGGGGCTCGTCTCCGTGTCCTCGTCGATCTCGTCCGTTTCCGTTACGGGAGTCTGCATTTCCTTCAGAGTTTGCAGACTCCCTAGGATGGGGTCTAGTAGCGAGGAGTTGGCTTCAAAGAGTCCCATAGCAAAGGCCACAAGCGTCTCAATATCGCCTTCTTCGAGAAGCTCTTGTGCCTTGAAAGTCTCGTCTCGTAGCGAGTCGCAGATCAGTTCACACAGCACAAGGGTGTTCTTCTCTTCGAGCAAGACGTTGATGATGTCCGAGATACCCCTCGCCCGTGCGGCTTGGTACTCGTTGATCTTGTCCTGAGAGATGTCGTTTACGACAGTGCCAGACCCGTCCGAGTAGGTCTTGCCAGCGTAATGGATCGGATCTTTGGTCATGAAGCCCATGACACCGGATGCGATGTCCATTGAAAACTTCTTGAGCTTCAGGATGTGTGAAATGTGGGTGGAGTAGAACGAGAATTCCTTCCCGTGGATCTCCTTCTCGATACTCTTCTGTTGAAAGATGCTCATGTTGCGCCTGTGGGGTAAAAAAGTGATGGGCCCCGACCGAAATGCCGAGGCCCTAGGGACCGCTACTTATCTTAGGTAGCGGGGAACTTGCGGATCGTGCCGTAAGGGCTAGAAGCGTAAGCGGAATCAGTGACTTCTTCGATTACGAAGTTGAAGCCCATCTCCAGGAACTCGTCGCCAATGAACGATGCGTCACCGTCAGCGGAGATTTTGCAGGAGTGCAGACGCACCTCAAACTTTTCGCCAGTCTGAGAGTTCTCACCCGCGAAAAGGATGGCCGCACGGAACGAGGTCTCTTGCAGGATTTGAACATCCTGCTGAGTACCTGCCGCGATGGTTGCGTCAATCGTGATCGACAGAGCATCGTCAGTGTCGATGTCTCCACCGACCACGACGAATACTAGGCCCCGGACAAGGTCCAGTTTGTAGTCCGTGTCGAGTACGTAAGTGGTGGTCTTGGACGCATCGTCATAGATCGACACGGCCGAGAGGTTGTAGACACGGGCACCGGCAGCGTCCGTAATCTCGTACCACTTGCCAGGAATTTCGGCCTCTTCGCCGGAAACTCCCAAAACGACGCTGTTGGTCGCTGCGGCGAGAGAACCGGCAGAGAGCGCGGTCTCAGTAACATCGCCAGAGAGGAACATCGCAAGGTTGTCTCGCGTGATCTCGTCAAGGGTGAAAGTTCCGGAAACTGCCTTTTTCAGCGTCACCGAGGCATCGACAGTCTTCAGTCCGCCACGGGAACTTTCGTGTTCGAGGGTTTCCTCGTCCACGTTCAATCCGAAAGCAGTGCAGTTGCCGAGGTCCAGGAATCGACCGGTCTTGGTGTTGTTGGAATCGTAAATGTCGGCGTGTAGTACGCCACGGCCCAACACGTAGTTGTCGCTACTGTGCTGGCCATAGTTGGAATCAGATGAAAGTGCCATGCTTTAGTGTGCTGGGCTAAGGGTTACAGTCGTAGAGTGCTGACGTTGAAAGTAAGGTCAAGCACAGTTCCACCCTCATCGTCCTGACGAGGGGTGTCCGAAACGGTCATAGACTCAAGTTCGATAACGAACCCAGGGATGCCGTCAGTTTCGTTCTTGGGATAGGAGTTATACTGGGCAATGTTGTCCTCGAATGCAGTATAGTCCACAGTTCCGTGAAAAGCGACTCGTGCGGACCATTCCCAAGATGTTCTGTCGCGCTTCATTCCGGCGCGTTTGTTGTTCGAGAGTTCGTAACCAGAGTTTTCCGCCCCGACCTCAGTTACGTAGGGCAGTAGAGGCTCCTCGTCGATCAGGGCAACCGCTTCGCCCGTGTTCGAGTTGAACGTGATGGGCACTCCGGGGTTCTGGGTCAACAAGGCCACGATCTTGTTGTGCACCTCTGTCTGAAGGCTCTTAGTCATCTTTCAGAAGCTCCAGTAGAACATCGCCCGTATAAGGCGAGTACCTGTGGAGGGCCACACGGTGGTATCCTGCGGACTCGGCATCGACTAGGAAGGCTTTCGCCTTGTTGCCATCACCGGGCTTGATGTTCCCCTTCAAAACCTCGACACGCCTAGAGATAGAGTCCCAGAGCTTGGCGCGGACATCTTGGAGTTGACTGGTGGAGAGCCTTTTGAACTTTCCATCAGTGTTCCATTTCTCAAGGAACTCCGGCTCTCCTCCCTTGAATCCGAGTTGCATGACATCCATAAGATGCCACCGAGCGATATCTATCTCTACCTGTCGCGCAATCAGTCTTTTGAACTCTGCGTCCGTGGAAGGAGACGCAGAGAAAGTTGTGGCTGAAAGTTCTGCAATCAGATCAGATCCCAACTCCAGCCAGAGAGAAGTCTTGGCGGCGCGTAACGCCTCTACAAATAGCTCCTGACTAGAGCCCCCACTTTTCAGATTTTTCAATCCTACTAGGTTGGCAACCTCTTCGTTGCTGTCCGAAAATGTGGGGGTCTCAGCCATTGGAGATTACTTGTTCTTGGTAAGGAACTCTACGCACTCTTTGGAAGAAGAGAACTCGGTAGGAGCGTTGTTCTCTGCGCAAAGCTCTAGCAAAGCAGCGAGAGACATTCCTTTGAGCCCGGTCTTAGTGTAAGCCTTGCCCTTCTTGACCGATTTCGTGTCATCAACTTTGACGGTGTCGGGCTCTGGCTCTTTGATCTCGTCTGCCTCGTCGCGGACTTCCAGGAATCCCCGCGCTTTGAGGTCCTTCAGGAACTCTGGACCGACTTTACTTCCGTCAATCTCTGATCCGATCTTTAGGCACTTGCCTTGGACGAAAACTCGTGCGTCTTTGGTGAAGAACCGCTTTGTACTTTTTGCCATGTCTTGGAGGTGGGTGATGGGTGCTGTAGTGAGCCCCCGACAGCTACTTGCCGGGGGCTCGTCTCAGGAGTCGCTTGGTTAGCTGACCGCTAGGATCTGCACAACCGAGTCAACTTGGCCGGGGACGGGAAGCGGGTGGCTCTCCATCAACTTCCAAGCTCCGGAAGGATCGTTCTCGGTCCAAGCCTTCATGAAGCGGCGGGTTTCGAGAATGTCAAGCTCAAGAGCTTCCATGTCTCGGATGCCACCGTACTCCATGGAGAACTGCGCCTTGTCCGTAACAGACAAGATGTAGCAGGACTTCGGGTCGATGATGTCGTGATCAGCCTTCTTGACTGCGCCATCAGGGCCGAGGATGTTGACCTTGCGATCATACGTCCACATGGGGAGGCCAGCGTACTCGCCTTCGTAGGTAGCACCTTCGAAGCCGGGAAGCATTTGACCACCGAGCATGACTGGACCAGCTTGGTTCAGGCGACGAACGTCAAGGTTAGCGGTAACCTTGGTGTTCGCAACGAAGGCCGCACCAACGTCGGAGCCCATGATGCAGACGGTCGGAGTCATACCGACTTCAGCAAGACGAGTCTTGGCCGTACGGATCGCGATAGCCGGATCAGGCATAGCCGCGTTATCCCACTGGTCAGTGCCAGTGAGAGTGACGAGGTTTTCGGTAGAGCGAGGATACGTCAGTTGGTACTGAGTAGTCTCCTCACCTGCGCCCATGGCCACGTTGTATTCCAACGTCGAAGTACCAGCGGCGTTACCGAGCATCATTCCGACCAAGAACTCTTCCGCATCGTCTGCGTAGTTGTTCATAGCCTCAGCGTCTCGGCGCATCTTTTCCTTTGCTGCGCGAGCGATGCCGCCCTGCTCACCCTGGCCAAGAATCGAGACTACGCCAGCGGGGGCACGGTCAAGATACTTGTGCGGCTCAAACTCCATCTTGTTGCGGAGCATGGGCGGGGTGATAACGCGGGTTACGTCACCGTAGCCTCGGATCAGTTGTGCTGCGGAACCTTTCTTGACGAAAGGGGCGATAGATCGTCCGCCTTGGTAGACGGTGATCTCTAGGTTTTCGGCTGCGTTGAGGTTGAAGCGGTCTCCGAAGATCAAGTTACGCAAAAAGCCGTTGGGCTTCATGCGCTCGTCGATGATTCCGGTTTGAACACGCCAATCCCAAATGCCTGTAAGAAGTGCCATTTTGTGTTGGGGTTTGGGGTTAGCTGATCAGCGTAACGCCAGTGACGTTGATGCCGAGTTCGCGGAGAGAGGGCTGATCTTTGATGGGGTCACCCGCACCAAGTACGTCATGTTCTTGACCGTTCCGTAGAGCGGTCTTGAGGTTGGCCTCGGAGATAGAACCGCAAGCAGTTCGGATAGCAGCAGTGCTGCAATCTCCGTAGTTCATCTCACCTTCGACCATGATAACACCAAGGACTTCGTCAGATCCGTCCAAAGTGATAGCCTCGGGCCAGACAAAGCCACGGATAGATCCGGTAGCGGCTGCGCCGTTATGGGCAAGGGGCTTCCACATGAGTGCCGTATCGTCAAAGACAACAGGGCAGTTACGCGGAAGGTCGCCGGAGCCAGTAGCGAACTGAACAGTTCGGCTACGAGTACAGTGAGTGCCGTCCGCGACGGGGTGAGATTCCGTTTGGAATAGCTCAGTGATTTTCAGGGCCATGATTATGCCTCCTGTCGAATGTCAGAGTTGACCGAAGCAATCAGAGCGGCTGCGCTGGTGTCATCGGGTGTTTCCATGCCGAAAGTTCCGGTCACGGGGCGAAGAGTGGTGCCGCCCTTGGCCTTAGCCAAGTCGCGCTCCAGTTGCTCGATTTTCGCATCCTTGGGATCAGCCTCTTTAGACTTTTCCAAGGTAGCCAAGTGAGCCTTGACGGCAACGGGATCGTTGACATCGAGTTCAGGTTTCTTGCTCTCTTTGAGAGAGGCGAGGTGGGCTTCAACAGCGTCAATGCTGTCGAGGTCCAGGACAAATTCTTCCGGCTTCTTAGAGGAGGCTTTTTCGAGAACGTCAATGCGTGTCTCAAAAGCTTCGCCAAGACCGTCGAACTGAGCCTTGACCTGAGCGGAGATGTCCTGCGCTGCTTGGGTCAAGATCGGCTGCAAGAGTTCCGCAGCATTTTCGGTTGTGATGTTAGGCATCGAGGAGTTCTCCGTTTAGAGAGATGTAAAAGGAATCCTTCTTAGGGTTCCCGAGGTAATCGACATCGCCAGGATTGGCAAGGTCGATGGTCATGTTGAGACCGCGCAAACCGTTGGTCTCTTGATCTTTGGTGAAGGGCTTCAATAATCGAGACATGAGCTTCTTCAAGCCCGAGACCTTGGCCTTCTCAAGTACGATATCCTCGGTAAGCACTGCCTCTCCAGCAATGGAAGCTCCCGCCCAATCGCCGTTGGCGTAGCGGTCTTTGTACTCATCATCGTCGATTTGGATGATACCGGCCCAGCCTCCCGCCAAACTCTCGGCAGACAGTTCGTTGCCTTCATCGTCGGTGAACTCGTCAAACCGGGTGTCTGTGGCTTGGATAGTAAAACTTTCTACAAGATGTGCGTCGATAGCGTTTCCGTCGTGATCAACGTCAATCTTCCCACCGTTTTTGGCAAAAGAGTTGATCATGGTCTGAATGCCAGATTCGTCCGCCCACTCCAAATCTTCGTCAAACTTGTTAGGGGGATACAGCACAGTCAGCAAGCGACCTTCGCCTAAATCCCTGCTGCTGCGCAGTACAGACACCTTTTGGTCTTCGCCCTTGGACTTGTAAATCCCGCGAATCAGGTTCTTCCCCTCGAAACAAAGCGAGATGAACTTGATGTCTGCGGCTAGGATTTTCGCAGGTTTCTTTGTGTTTTCCATGGCTACACGCTATTATGAGATTCTACCGACCTCACGCAAGCCAAAATCTGAAAGATTCAAAACTTTGGGTACATCTACCATGAAAAATATCGCAACCCCGGCAAAAGTCGCTAAGTCCAGCCGGATGTCCCACAAAACAGCGCCTCCTGTACCACTTTTCGGTGCAGAAAGAAAGCTTGCTTTGGTGACCCGGATGCTCGCAAAGGCAAAATCAGACAACCCGCAAGCCTCACTACAGGTAACGTCTGTAGGTAGGGTGCCGGAGCCGGTGAACTTCGAACTCCTCAAGCAGTTGCGGCTAGGCAACACCCACCACGCTTCCTGCATCTTGGCTAAGGTCAACGCCACTGTAGGTCTGGGATTCAAGTCAGACGAAGTCGAAAGTTTGCTGGGCCCACTTACTCGTAAGGGTTTTGAACATGTCCTGGCCCAAGCGGGTTCAGACTTTGAAGACTGCGGCAATGGATACCTGGAAGTTGTCAGGCGCGACGGTATGCTAAAGCCTCCCACCGGTATCCACTATTTGCGTGCTGAGACCGTCCATATCGTACAGGAGGAAGATTCCTACGAGTACCACTACGAGGTAGATCAAGCCGAGGGCGAGCATAAGAAGCTCCCTGCTTACGGGGATAAGGTTCGGTACATGGAGGAGGTAGAGGGTCCGCTACAATCAGGCAAGCGAGCCGACAAGGATGTGGCGGAGATCATACACTTTTCTATGCCTAATGGCGTGTGCGATAAGTTTGGCGTACCGGACTGGTTGTCAGCACTGCCATTGATTGACATGGTTCAAACTCAGCAACAGTACTGGTACGATTACTTTCAGAACTGGGGCAGCGTTGCAAAGTTTCTGTCTATCACATCCGACGATGAGATTGACGATACTGTGTGGGCCGAGATCGAAACCGCGTTCACATCCACCGGCAAAGGAGACGGATCTTTCAAAACTTTCGTCGCAAACCTTGTCGGGCCCAACATCAAAGTTCAAGTCCACGACCTGGGCGGCGACCCTTTCACAGGGACGGCAATCGAAGCTGACCGCAACCTCGCTCTAGATATCGGATCCTCACATAGGACTCCGCCGAGTTTGGCTCACGTAGTGCCCTCATCCAAGTCTGTCTCCTCTAATAAGGGTGTACTGCGCGAAGAGGTTGACGCTTGGCAAGCCATGGTGATTGGCCAGAGGCAGAGAGTGTTCGCCAAAACCCTAGAGCGCACCCTCGGCCAAGACTTCAAGGTGAGCCCGATCAAAAAGGTGAAGCAGCAAGTCTCCGGTGTTACCCAAGAGATGGTAGAGATCGAGGAGTCCGGTTGGACCCTGAACAAGCTTCGGGACGAGATGGAGTTCGATATGTCCCCTCAACTAGGGGGTCCGCAACAGGTAAAAGAGAACAATGGCAGCGAACACACCGAAACAGAATCAATCCCTGCTCCTGACGAGGAGACCGGCGAGGAGTAAAATAGTACTCGTCCGGCGCATAACTCAACATTCTGCGCAACAGGCCATGGGAATCATGGCTAAAGACAGTTCTGCCTCTCGAACACTCAGAAAGGGTCTTAGGACAACGAGAAGGGGCACAGGTAGCTCGTCTTACGCAAAGGAATTAGTATCGACCGACTACTTTTGGGCCGAATGGTATCACGACGGACGCAAAGCAGTAAAAGCCAAAGAAGGCAAGTGGCTCGCGTTTTGGCCTAACGTCCCCAAAGCCCTAGACCCTAGGCTGAGGGGCGGATATCCGCGCAAGAAGTCTCAAGTAAAGAAGCTACGCAATGTGATGTCTACCGAGCAGTTCAAATCTGAGCTTGCATCAGGAAGACTGCTACTGGTCAAATCTGTTTCGTCGTGGAAGGGCAACAGGTTCATGACACGTGCCTTCCGAAAAATGCGCAGAAGTCCAGTTCACGCTGCCGCTCAAGACAAAAACGCGGAGTGGGAGATCACTAGCTACCTAGACGCTAAAACAAAACTGAGTAGATCAAAACCGGAGCGCACAAAAGTCATATACGCTAATCTCCGGCAGCCTGGATAAAAAGGACCTCCGATAGTTCAAAACTATCGGAGGTCCTAGTCCGTCGCACTCTGGGCTGTCGCTCACTCAACCCCCAATGCCCAGGCATTATACACTATCTCGGGGTCAGAGCAAAGTCCTAGAGATCCGAAACGTGAACGGTTTTGTAGTAGTGACGTCCATGGCCTTCATTCGTGAGCGCGCGAGACACCACGCCTATCGAGTTCTGAGCGCCATCTTTGTGGAGGTTGCACGCCCAAATGCCGTCTACAAGAGTAGGGCCTTGCTTATAGAGCAGTACAGCCCAAGAGGTCTCCCCGCAATGCGCATATTCCATGAAGCAAGGACCAATATCCTCGGTATCCTCGGTGTCGGCCAAGTTGGTGTTGTAGATAACCCCGAGCAGGCAGATTGCGCCCATAAACAGTGCCCCGAGTAAGCAACCGGTGGCCCATGAGTCTGCGTTCGTTGTAGTAGTAGTAGTCATTTTGTTTGTTTGTTTGTTTGTTTGTTTGTATCACAGAAGACATCATTATATCACAGGGGTTGCAGGAGTCAAGCCT